GTAATCCAGCTCTTACCAACTCCCCGAAATGCCTGTATCTGTAGTCGCTTGGGACCATTCTGCAAGTAATCTGCAATTGCATATTGTGCCCTCGTAGGTTGTGGTAGATTCAGCTCTTCCCACAATGCTTGTAGGAAAAGCTTAAAATCTTGTTTAAGGGCGGTTATAACTTGGTTATCATTCATTCTGGATATTTATTCATTATATTATACAGTCGAGTTGTAAAATCGTTTTCGTCAACTTTAAAATTATAATCCATAGCAGTTATTTCAGTTAACTGTCTCCAAAGATTACTATAAGCTTTTTTAGTCATTCTAGGAGCTTGTCCAGTTTCAAATAGACTTATAGATCTAGCTATATCTTCTTCAGCTTTACGCTTTAAAGAATAAAACTCATCAAACTTTTGCTTAGAAAATGGGAACTTAATATCTTTGATAGCGTTCTTCTGCATCATATCTGATACATATTTAGGACGTCTAACAAAGTTAGCTTTGGCAGAAAACAACTCATAAAAATTTAACAAGTCATTAAAGACCTCGGTCTGTATTTCTTGTGAACTAAACTTGCCTTTCTCTTTTAAAATTAAATTTATACGTTCTTTAAGTACACGATCTCTATATTGAACTGCTGTCTCAACCTTGTTAAACTTACCTAGTTTTCCAACAGTTGAAGTTGTTTTAGGTTCATATAAACTATAAAGTTTTTTATCCTTAGGTGACATATTTTCAAATACTGCAAGCAGCTCATTACCATTATACTTTTTCATAAAATCAGAACCATAAAAATCCTGTAAATAATCGCCAATAATACCGATTGTTTTAGGAGTCTTATCACTAGGTTTAGCTGTTTGTATAATTATATTACCGGGGTTACTTTTATGCAGTGGGTTATCTTTGGCATAAGGATTAGTCAAAGGATCTTCTATGTTTATAATATACCTTTGATTCTTAGGTAATAGCTTGTTAAGAGGTTTAATTCTAGTTTCAGTAGTATCTTTTAATTTTTTATAAGGCTTACTAACTAATAAACGTAAGTTGTCAACATGATTTCTTTCTGGAGCTTTTACCCAAGGATACTTAGTAGGATCTGCTTCCTTAATGTCCCATAGCCAACCATACTGAGCTTTACCTACCATATGTTCTAGATATGCTTCATCTCCATACTCCATCAGCTTTGCTAAAACTAAATCATCAGAATAGTTTGTTTTTAACTGATTTAATTTAGATCTAACAATTTGCATAGCTTTAACATCATCTGACTGTTGAGTTAGCCATCCAGTATTTACACGGACGTCTTCCATAACTTGAGACAAGGTTCTAACCTGATAGTTAGCTGAGTCTGTAAGATCCAGTTTATTCTTGTAACCTTTTCGTCTAACAACCAGACCTAGATCAACTGTGCCGTCAGGACGAGTTATTTCTAGTGTTTCGTTAAAATCTTTCATAAACTCTTTTTTACCAGATCTAGCTCTGTTAACTCTATGTAACCTAGCTCTCTCCATAAAATCATTTACCGTTTGCTCACCAAACTGAGATACAGCATCCTTAGTATCTGGATAATATCCAAACTGTTTTAGGTTAGGTCTCCAGTTAGGATTACCACTATTCTTTTTACCAAGAGCATACACTGTTATAGGTTCTCTATCTTTAAAGAATCTAGAGTTCATAGCTGTATCTATTATATCACCATAGTTTACTTTTGGTAATAGTCTTCTTAGAGCTACACTTCCTACAGCAGCCCCAACTTTTATAGCTGGTCCACCGGGTACTTTCTTAGCAGTTTCCATAGCCATCTTTGCATCAAGAGCTAGTTCAGAAAGATCTTGTATAGTCATTTCTGGTATACTATCTAGCTGGTTCTGAAATCTGTTAGGATCAGTAAATCTACTCTGGTTTAATTTTAATCTGTTAAGGGCATATTGAGATATACCCTCATCATCATCTTCGTCAGGACCCATAGCTTCGTCTATAATACCTTTAGCTTCTTTCTCTTTGAGTATGTTTTCTAAAGTATTAGGATCTTGTGGGTTCTGTTGTTGCTTGTACTTTTCAGTAAGATCTTCGTCTTGTTTTTTGATGATCTCATCTAAGCCTTCTTCTTCATTCATCTAATATGTGATAGAATAGTTTGTTCTCTTTCTGTTTTGCCGAACGTCGACCTCATCCAGTCCAGCCAGTTTTTACTACCTTTTTCCTGATTGCATCGCCTACACGACGGGACAACATTCGTTGCCACATCTTTTCCGCCCCTACATTTTGGACGTACGTGGTCAATGGTGAGTTTTTGTAAATCATAAGTTTCTCCGCAATAAACACATGTACAATTGAAGTGCTCTTTAATGGCTCTTCTCCAGAGCCGTTTAGAATCTGAACTTGTCATGGTTATTAAATTGTGTAAATAATGGTCAGGGTTTGGTAGTAATGGTGTCATTAACGTTTTGTTGCTCCGCCTCTAGCTCTGTTTCTTTTACGTGATTCGGCCACGATCTTGCCACCTTTATGTGACATATCAGTCTGTGGACCGGGTTTACGCTTACGACGTATCTTCATGAGATCTCGTCTGTATGCTCTCTTAGCTGGAGTGTTGTTAATAGCTGTGTTGTCACGTCTATGTTTTAAACGTGACTTTTTATTCTTTCTATAGAATCGTGCTGTCCTTCCGGGTCGGGGACTTAGCTTAGGACCTGTTCTTGCCATATAATCTAGATTTGACTAAAGATGGATCTACTTTTGGTATGACTGAAGCTAACCTGTCTAAAGGACTACCTTCAAGAGCAACACCTGTGATATCGTTGGTTTTTAGCCAATCACATGCTGCCTTTAAGTCCTGAGTTGTTGCTTCGCCACTTTTGATTCTACGTAAGAAATCTTCAGTAACAAGGTAGTGTAACTCGTTAAATCGTTCTTCAGCAGCCTTTTTAGGTATTACTCTTGTATCGGTCATTTTATACTTCTAAGTTTTTCTTGACTAGCTCGACTAGCTTGTCGTCTACAGTATTATCTGTGGATTTTGCATATGCCTCTAATAACTTGACTATCAGTTCTTTAACTGCTTTAGTTTTGATAAAGGCAAATAAAATTGGTTTTACTAATGTAATCATGATTCGGTGGTTGTTTCTTTTTTAATATAGCGTCCGTTTTCGTCACGCTTTGAAGCTTTTTTCTTAGGCTTCTTTTTTGCAGCTTCTTCACGTTCTGCTATAATTCTTGATAGTGTACTCATTAGAATAACTTAAATTTCTTTTCTTTTTTAGGTGGTAGTAAAGATTGTATAGGTACGATGTCTTGACATAGAAAAGCCACACGTGTACCCGGTCTTATAGTAAAACCTTGACGTTGTAGTTCTGCACATTTAAGTGCTCGTACAAGCTCGTAATCTAGTTTCATCTTTTCCTCTTGACGCTTGGCAATCTCTCTACATTGCTCAAGACCACGCTTATCTAGAGGTACTGAGAAGTTAATCTGAAACCCCCAGTTTTCTGATATGACATAACCTTCATCATCAAATGGTGATGTATCGTTGCCCATATAGAATGGACTAAATGTCATTGTTGATCCATTACATGATATGTTAGGACCATAGTTTTGACGAGACGGTGCTCCATTGTTTTGGAATTGCACCGCTTGATTCGTCACGTTGCCCGTAGCCGCAGCTACAGGATTAGAACTATTATTTGTATCTCCTTCTGCAAACGCTGGTCCTACTGAGAGAATACAGACAGCGATGTAGTAGTGGAGTTTATTGTATAGTTTCTTGTAGTATCCCATTGTTCTACGACGCCGGCAGCTCTAGTTGTAGTTTCTAAAGTCCAAGGTAATGTGGTATCAGTTACAGTAAATACTGCATCTCCACCAGCAATCCCTGCACTATGAGCTGCTGATATATTACTACCGCTCCATGTATTGACGGCAGCTCCGAAAACCTGACGTTGCTCGACCTCAGTTATCGTTTGGGTTGTAGTTGTTGTACTATTCATCGACCCTGTAGTAAACTGGGGCGTGACAGTATTAGCTCTCGCAACTGTGGGTGATAACAATGCTAAGAGAAG